TCAAGCGGTCAGAAATATTTTCTTTATCTGCTCAAAGTTTTTATCTGCTAGAGCATCCATTTGGTGCGAGTAAACTTTTAGGGTTATATCTGGGCTTTCGTGACCTAATAATTTTGATATAGTCACAATATCAATCCCTTTAAGTATCAGGTAAGAAGCGTATGTATGTCTTAAGCTGTGGTTCCTGACAGGTCTGCCCACCAGCTTTTTGATGAGTTTATTGCATGCAGAGTTTGAAACTCCAAAGCACACCCTGTTTTTGATATTTGCCTGCCAGTGCTTCTTTCTATAAGTTTTTAAGGTCTCAATCGTGATCCCGTCGATTGGGATTTTCCTTTTCGAACTCTCGTTTTTTAGACCAGCAAAATCTTGCGTTTTAGAGTAGTCAAAACTCTTATTTATGTCTATGATTCCATTTTTGAAGTCAATATCATCCCAAGTAAGACCTAAAGCTTCGGAAAAACGCATGCCAGTGACTGAAAGGAGATAGAGAGTAAAATAGGACACGTACTGTATATTGGAGCGCGTAGAGGCTATTAGAGCCGTATATTCGCTTTCTTCCAAAAAGTCGTTATCCTCCGACCTTGTCTCTATCTGTGACTTGACTTTGGCATCTTCAGCAAAGTTGTAGCTTATTAATTGCTCCCTGACCGCAACTTTCATAGCTCCTTTGATTTGATAGTGGAATTTCTCGAGGGTTTCCTGCGCGTATTTCTCACCAAACTCATTGAGCCTTTTTTGATAAAAAAGTGGAGTGATATCTTTTACTTTCAAATCTCCAAAGTAGGTCTTGATGTGCTTAAGGTTTTTGGTATAAGTCTCCCAAGTTTTATCTTTTACGTGTGGTCGTTTGTAGACCTCGGACCACGTTTTAACAAAGTCATAAAGCGAGACGTCCTTATCTGTCAAAATATTTTCGGATAGGTTAGCTTCTACCTCTCTTGCTGCAGCTTGAGCCAGCTTCTTGGTCTGGAATCCACTTTTTGATTTCTGCTTATATTTGCCATCGGGCCCTTTGTAAGAGATACGGTATTCCCACCCGTTGTCCCTTTTTCTAAAGTATGCCATTTGATTTTCACCTCATTTATTGATAAAATGGGTATAGTAAAACGGGCTTTTTAATGCCGTTTGCTATACATCATACCTCACGCTCGGACTCGCCAAAGTTTGAGAGCGTGAGGATTTTTTTATTTGTCCAAAACCATTTTACCGTCTTGCTCTTGTGCAATAACTTTCGCACTAGCATCTAAAACGATAAGGTTCGGAGCTTTGAAGCTAGGATCGTATTTTCTAAGTTCTTTCTCACCTGCTTGTTTGACTTTAAGCATACCATCTACCATCGGTTGCGCTTTTTGTATCTGCTCATCAGTTAGAGTCATTGCAAGAGTGATTGCTATATCTTTTTCGGTAGAAGTTACAGTCGCAGTAGAGTCAATATCATGCACCCATGCTTTGAAGTTTTCTATAAAAACATCATAAGCAGAACGTCCTCGCAAAACGTCAGTAGTAGAAGATGAAGAAGTAGATGCCTCGCTTGATGATGAGACTTGTTCTGTACTTTGCTCTTGGCTTGGTTTGCTTTCCGATTCTTGCTGTGCGCACCCTCCTAAAAATAGCGCTAGCGTAGCAATGCTGACCAGTGTAATCTTTTTCATAATAAATCTCCTTTTATCCCACTAATCGATAAAATTCATCAATGACCATCAGTTCGTCTGTGGTCGTTTTTAACTTGTGCCTTTCCATAAAACTTAAATAATTAAAATCTTCTTTTTCTATGCCCTTTAGCTCCTCCTCTAACAAAGCGTGTATCATGCTCCTGTTCGCTTCGTTTTCGCATTTAATCGTGTTGATGGCATATTCTGTACCAGAATGGTTCAAATGCCCCAATTCGTGCAGCACAACCCGTTTTTGAGCGTCTGACGATAGAGCCTTATTTACAAATACTATTTTTATCTCGTCGATATAAACACCGTGTCTATGCCACAACTCCTTATCAAAATAAGCAATCTGGACACCGTGTTTGTCGCAAATTTCTTCTATAGTCATAATCTTCCCTTAAGATATATTTCGATAATATTTTGGATTGCTTGTATATCGTCCTCATTCAACGGCTTCCCATCAAATGTTTTTGCATTTTCCGCCATTTTACGTAAGTCCGTTTCGGTGTAGTTGTTAGTGGCGACTCCCTCCTTTCTATCAGAATTGCGTTTTTCCCAACCCATGAGTTCAGCTGGAGAGATATTCAGTGTGTCAGCTATCTTTTTTAAGACTTCAGGCCCTACTTTTTCAATATCGCCTTTTTCATATCGGAAAATAGTTGATCTAGAGACGCCAACTCGTTCAGAAAGTTCATCAGCAGACATTTTCAACTCTTTTCTTCGTTGTTTAATTCTTTCTCCAACGTTCATGATTTTAAAAACCTTTCTATATATTACAAAGATATTTTACAACTTTTGTTGCAAAAACGCAATAGAAAAAAGTTTCAAAAATGCGATTTTTTTGTTGACAAACACTTTTTGTCGTGTTATACTTAATTCAACAAGTCGCATAAGTGCGACATAATAGAAAGGAGAACATATGGTAAATGTAGCTAAGCTGAAAGGCAAAATTGTTGAATGCGACACAACGCAAGAAGAACTTGCGAAGAGCATCGGCGTTGATAAAAGCACGTTTTATCGCAAGATGAAGCAAAACGGAAACTTCTCAATCAAAGAAGTCAATCTAATTGTTTCTTCGCTTAATCTTACGAAAGACGAAGCTGTAAATATTTTTTTTGCCGATACAGTCGCATAACTGCGACAAAATAGAAAGGAGAAGTGCAAGTGAAAGTTGAAGGGATCACTACTATAGATTCTGAAATCAATTTCGGTGAATGTCATATCCATGGCGTACCAGAACGAATTAAAAAGCTCTTCCCTAATCAGAATTTAGTAAAAGTTACTGAAAAAGGGAAAAGCTATATCTTGAACGCAGACTATATCGTATTGCTTTTTACGAAAATTTGAAGAGGAGTAGCAAACATGAAACCAGAAAGATATCCGTATAGTGGAAAAAGAAAAAACCTTGAAAGACAAGCTGTAAACAGTGTTAACATCAAGGCGGGCAGTATTAAATTAGATAGTTCAAGCATCACCTTTATTGGCAGTAAGGTTAGTATTAAAGGTCAGTCCATTACTGGTGTATAAGTTCCGTCTGGTTCAAGGCGAAGTGGTTTATTACAATCAACGTTTACTGTTCCATCTGGCAACATATCGTAATTGATTACGAGACCATTTGGATAGAATGTTTCAACATATGTGTGCCCTGGGCCTTTTTCGTGAACAACTTTAGTAACTTGATCTTGAGGGATTCCAGTATTGATAGTCATTTCCATTGGTGGCGCTCCTTTCTGTTGAAATATTGACTAAAACGGTGAGAGGTCCTAGTCAATATATATTATATGATTCTAAACGTATGCTGTCAATATATTGTGCAAAGAATGTATATCTATTTTTTTAAACACAATATATAGTAAACATTTATAAAAGGAGGCTACAAATGCTTTGGGAAACAATATCTAAAAAGTTATCAGAAAAAAATTGGACGATTTATAAGCTTTGCCTAAAAGCTGGAATAGGAACTGCAGGAATTTATCGCTTGAGAGATGGAGTAATCAAAGACCTACAGTTTGAAACTGTAAAAAAAATAGCTGACGCACTGGAAGTCAGCTTGGACGAGTTCAGATAGAAAGGAGCAAACATGAAACCAAAACGGTATCCATATACCACAAAAAGACTCTCGCCATCAACAGAGAGAGTCAATTGTTATATCAAGGAATTAGAAACATTGAAGCTTGATTTTTCCAACCGAGGCCTTAGCGAGGAGCTTTGGAAAAAAGTAAAAGCAATTGCAGAAAATCCAGCTACTGAACTCAAGAGTTACGATCTTGAGTTTGCGCCCAAAGAGCTTGTAGCTCGACTTCGTGAGTTGCAAGAATATTTTTAACAAGTCTTCTAACTTCTCGGACTTTGACTGGCTCAAACATCTTATTATCGTCTCTAACTAGATCGATGATTTTGTCTGTCAATGCCTCAATATTACGAGAATAATAAACTTCTTCGCTCATCATAATCACCTCCCTTACAGGTGATTATAGCACAAAAAAGTCCCTTCGGAACGGCAATTCCATTAAGAGACTGAGAAAAAATTAACTAAAGGAATTATATCATGAATAACTTAATGAATCAATTATTAGACCAGTTCGAGGCTGGATTAATGGACAGAACGCTTAAAGTCATGACTGTTGTGACTGACGAAAAAAGGCGCTATCCAATGGAATTGAACAAGTCACAATGTTCTGAAATGCTACTCGGGACGAAAGATACAGGGACATTTGACGAACGCTTCAACAGTCACAAGGACTTCCCAAGAATTAAAGGGAAACGCGAGAAATATCCACGGGATGCAGTCATTGACTGGTATCACAAAAATTGGCAAAAAACGGCCGTGTAAAGGAGAAACAAAATGACTGAACCACCAATCTTAAGCCAAATCGCAGGAGCTATCCTATGGCTTGCATCACTATTTTTAATCATGCTGTTTTACTCAGCTAAAGAAGAAATCGAACGCAGACGTATTGAGAAACGAAACAGAGAGCTTGAAGCTCAGAACAGAGAATTGCTCATGCGTGAAGCTGAGTACAGAGCAGAGCAGATCGCAAGACAGCAAGCAGATTACGCTTACTATCAGCACAAGAAAAATTTTAGCACAGAAGGAATCGAGGTGCCGTTCCATGGTGATATTCGAGCGCAAGCCGTACAATCCGAAGACTAGAGAGGCTGAACTGTTGGATAGAATCGAACAGTTAGAACGTGAGAAATCGGAATTAGAAGCGGTCATCAGAAAGAACAAGCACGAAATTCTCTGGTTGCAGGGGATGTTGAAACATAGAAAGGAGAGTTAATGGCGCAAAGAAGAATGTTTAGTAAGAAAATAACAGAAACAGACAATTTTCTTGATATGCCTCTATCAAGCCAAGCTTTATACTTCCACTTAAACATGGGAGCAGATGACGAAGGTTTTGTAGACAAAGCGAAAACGATTCAACGAACAATCGGAGCAAGTAGTGATGACTTGCGAATTTTGATAGCAAAAGGGTTTGTAATTCCGTTTGACAGCGGTGTCGTTGTTATTCGGCACTGGAGAATTCATAACTATATTAGATCAGACCGTTTTCAATCTACAATGCATCAAGAAGAAAAGAAAAAAATTGATTTTGATGAAACAAAAACTGCTAATATCAAGGTTTTTCAGGATGTCATACCAGATGTCATACCAGATGGATACCAAATGGATACACAGGTAAGGATAGGTAAGGATAGATTAGATAAGGATAGATTAGAGTTAGATAAGGTTAACAACCTTAACTATACAGGAGAAGAAAATGAAAAAAAATCATTTTCCCGAATCATCAAAGAAAGCAACATCAAACTCAACGACAGACAAGCTCAAATGTTATTAGATTATGTCGGCTTAGACAATATGACAATCGAAATGATCCAATATGCAGTTGAGCTGACTGAAGATGCAGGAGCTAACAACTTCAACTATCTAAATAAGATTTTGAAATCTTGGAGGGAGAAGAAGTTGACTTCGCTAGATGCAGTCAAGAAAGATGTTGAAGAATTTGAAATCAGAAAGTCTAATCCATCAGCGGACAATCCAGCAGTCTTTAAACCTTATCGGGACGAGTTGCCATTCTAGGAGGTTTACATGATTGAAAAGATTGGATTTGAACCATTGCACTATGTGAATGAAGACGAGATATGCCCTAAACACTCTTGCTATATGTGGACGTTTAAGAAACCAGTGCGAGCTATAAACAGAACAGGGCCTTATCAACCAACCTTTTGTCCGCAGTGCGTCAGAGAGAGGGTAGAACGAAAGCTGGAAGCCGAAATAGGAGAGGCATACACTTCATCAATTCTCAGAAACACATTTGATGTATTAGATAAGAATAGCTTGATTCCTAATGACTTGAAAGATGCAAGTTTTAAAACGTTCACAGTGTCGAATGAGGCTGATAATCTAGCCAGAAACTTCGCTCTAAGAGTAGCAAAGCACTACTTCAAGGACGGCAAAGGCAATACAGTTATTGTCGGAGAAGCTGGAAGAGGGAAGACGCACCTCGCAATAGCAATCGCAAGAAAGATAAACGCAGACTTCAAAGCTATCAATACACCTAAAAGCGTATTGTTTATGAATGTACCAGCTATGTTTCAGAAAATCCAGAGTGGTTTTGGCCGTAGAGATGTACGAAGTGCAGACGACTGGTTGGAACTCTTAAAAAGAGTTGACTATCTTGTCTTAGATGACTTTGGCAAAGGTGATCAAGCGCAGTGGAAGAAAGATTTTATGTACACGTTGCTAGATGCTAGAGATAAAACGATTATCACAAGCAATCTATCGGGTGCAGAAATGAAGAAGATATTTGATGCGAGTTTGGTTAGTCGGGTAGCAAAAGGTTCAAAGGATTTGAGTTTTAAATATCCGCAAGATTCGGAAGATAGGAGAACATTACCATTTTGAACAGCGAAAGAACAAGATACAGAGTATCACAAATGATTGATGATTTCGAGTGGATGTTCTATCCGTTGTCGGAAATCATGAAAGAAAAGCTACTAGCGAGCGATCCAGTAGCGTCAGAAATGAAGATTAAGGATTTAATGCTATGTGCATTATTAAGAGAGGTAAAATTGTGAAATTAGAATTTATTTGGCGTTTAGCACATCAACTTGATAAAGATACTTTTTTTGAAGTGTATGGATTGCTAGACAATACGATTGAAGTTGGAACACAGGAAAATCTTTTGGATTTGCTTGAAAAGAAACGTACATCTGGACTTTTGTCAACGGATGAGTTTTCGAGAAAATTTGGAATTGCCAAACAAGCGTACAGTAACTGGAAAAGCAAAGGAAACATTCCAGAAAGACACGTTAGAAAAGCTGCTGAAATTTTAGGAGTGGATAACAGAACTGCCACAGAACTAAACTATAGGAAAGAGTACAAAGGTAGCAACACAAGCTCTATCAAGCTTCTTGAAAAGCGAAGGATTGAACTTGGCCTTAAGAAAAAAGAATTTTCAGAATTGATTGGATGTGATCTAGTCACCTATCGTAATTGGAGAAAAGCTGGACGCCTGCCTGACAATCGATTAAAAGAAATCAGTGAAGTCACAAAAATAAATCTTGATTTGTTGATGGAATCAAACCTTGTTGATTCTTAGAACTAGGAGGTAGAGCATGGATAAACTACACAAGAGGATTTTACAAGCAATTCCAATCGGCAGTGAGCGACCACGACCTAGACGAGAAATCGAACAGATGCTAGGCATGAGCAAGCGTTCGGTTGAAAGAGCTATCGAGCGATTGGTATTTCAGTACGGTATTCCAGTAGTCGCTATCAAGCAAGCTGGACATAACGGATACTACTTGCCACGAAGTGAGGAAGAGCGACAAGAAGGTTTGCAGGCATACAAGAGTCAGATTAAAACATCACAGATGAGAGTATCAAAGGTTGAGGCAGTGGACTTAGACAAGTTCCATGAAGAGCTGAAAGAGGCCCTGCATGCTTGAGCCGTTTGATTATGATAGATGGATCAGCACACCACCAGAACCCTATAAAGAGCCAGAAGAAGATGAAGATGAAGTTTATGATAGCTGGATAGATAAACAGCTATGCGAAATGGATTAAACGAAGGAGAAATGAAAATGAGTAATGATATTCAAACAGCAGAAAGAAATTTTTTAGAAGACCCGCAGACTTTGACCAGCGGAATTGTTAGAAAATATCTTGACCCGCAGGGCAAAGCTAGTGATGAAGAACTTGCATACTTTATCGCTCAAGCGAGAGTTCAGAACCTAAACCCATTTACAAAAGAAATTTATTTTATTAAATATGGGAATCAGCCAGCTCAAATCGTGGTAGCTCTGAAAGCTTTTCAAAAAAAAGCTGATGCTCATCCTCAATATGACGGAATGGATTCAGGAATTATCTTTGAAAAAGATGGTGAAATCCAACGATCCGAGGGGGCTTTCTTACCACAAGGCGCAGAAATTCTTGGAGCTTGGGCAGTAGTATATCGAAAAGATCGAACACACCCAACGAGAGCAGAAGTGACTTTCTCGGAATACGATAATTCAAAGATCAGGAAAGAGGGGAAAATCAATCAGTACGGCAAAGAAAATAAACCCAACACATGGGACGAAAAGCCCGCTGTCATGATTCACAAAGTGGCCTTAGTGACCGCATTAAGAAACGCTTTTCCTAACGAGCTAGGCGGACTTTATGAGGCTGACGAACTACGAGAGCCTAAAGATGTCACCCCGCAAGAAAGCCGTGAAGACGTACTGGCTCGCAAGCAAGCACAGATTGAGCAATTAAAGCAAGAGCAGGAACAACGGCAGAAGAAAGAGGTTGAACCTGTAGAGGCCGAAGAAGAAGCAGAAAATCCTGTGCAAGAAGATCCGATTGGAAATAGCCTTAATTACTAGAGAGGAGGTCAAACATGCAGGAATTACAAGCAAAAGTAACACAGGCTCAGGTCGAAATCATTGACCGTGAAAGATTTGAGCAAAATATAAACGAAGTCGTGGCCAAATATCAAAATTACGTGGTCACAGCCTCAACCATCAAGGACGATAAGAAAGTTTTGGCAGACTTGCGAAAACTCAGCAAGCAGATCTCAGACGAACGCATCAAAATCAAAAAAGAACTATCGAAATCAGCAGATGAATTTGACGAGTACATCAAAGCGACAGAGAAGCCTTTGACCGATACAATCTTTAAAATTGCAAAAGACGTGAAAGATTTTGAAGATCATCAAAAGGCCCTGAGATTGGACACGGTTAAATCTTATATTGCTAACAAATCGGCTGAGTACATGCTAGACCCTCGGATTTTCGATGAGAAAGCCCTTGAGTACATCAAGGCCAGCGACTTCATGGCCGACGGCGTGACTTTGAAAAAAGCCACAATGCAATCATTAGATGACCTAGTGACCTTTGAATACCAGAAACAACAGGAATTTGAAAAAGCTAGATCAGCCATTTCTGGTCAGTGTGCTGAGTACGGAATGACTGACCAGCCATACCTCCGCATGTTGCGGGATCTAACCCTTGTAGAAGTGTTAGAGCAAATCAAGGCCGACCATGCCTTTGAGAAGCAAAAAGAAGAAATGAGGCTAGCTCAAGAGCAGGCCGAGCGAGAGCGTGAGGAAGTTTTGGAACCTCAGCAAACCTCAAGTCAAGGGCAGGGCTTAAGATCAATCGTAGGCTGTCATTTTGACCCAGAAACGGGCGAAATCTTGGACGGAGGGGAATTAGCCCATAATCAAGGAGAAGCCGTTGTAGGGGCTGGAAATAGCCTTAAACGATATACGCAAAAAATGATTTTGGAAGTGTATTTTGAAGACACGGAAGAGAAAGACCGATTTAAGAACGGTCTCAGTCAACTAGGATTTGATTATAAGAAAAATTACATTGTCAAAGGCTATCAAAATATCGAGCCGTTGAATCAGGAAGAGCTAGACGCTCAATGGAAATAGGAGTAGATGATGATTGATTTTATTAGAGAGGCCGGAATGGCCCTTGTATGGTTCTTTCTCGGATACTTGGTCGGAGAACGAAACGATAATAACAATAACGACAAAGAACAAAAATACGTGCCGTGAACCACGATAAAAGCGAACTAGAAATAAGCGTCAGACTTTGGACGGATGACGTAAAGGATTTCACCAGCCAAGCCATGCTCACACGATTTAAAATTGGCTGGTGGATTTTAAATAGAATTATGGAATTATTGAATAGTATTGACAAAATCGAGAAGTGCGATACGTTAGAACTTATGAGCCGCATGCCAGATGAAGTTATTGATTTAATCGTCACAGATCCACCATATCTAATCAATTATAAGACAAATCGGCGGAAAGGAAATCATAAATTTTCAGAAACTATTCCAAACGACGATAACCCAGAATTGATGAAACAATATATAAAAGAGTGCCACAGAGTGTTAAAAAATGACACAGCAATGTATATGTTTTGCTCGTTTGACAAAATTGATTTTTTTAAAAGTGAAATAGAAAAATATTTTACTGTGAAAAATATCATAATTTGGAGAAAAAATAATCATACAGCTGGTGACTTGGAGGCACAGTTTGGAAAACAATATGAAATGATTATTCTTGCAAACAAAGGGCGAAGACCTTTCAATGGCGATCGTCTAACAGACGTTTGGGATTTCAAGCGAGTCAGCTCAGATAAACTACTACATCAAAATCAAAAACCTATCGAATTGATAAAAAGGTGCATTATAAAACACTCAAATGTTGGAGATGTTGTTTTTGATGGATTTATGGGAAGTGGAACGACAGCGCTGGCAGCATTAGAGCTAGATAGGCATTTTATAGGAACTGAAATAGATGAATATTATTTTGGTGTAGCAGAGGAGCGGATAAAAAACCACAACGCTCAATTAAGTTTATTTGATGAGGTATGATATGAAATTAATACTAAACATCGAACCAAAACCACAGAGTAGACCGAGATTTGCGAGGCGAGGGAAGTATACCAAGGTCTACGAAGAAAAGGAGATGGAGATTTGGCGCAGTCATTGCCGTTTTCTGGTTGCCAATCAGTACGTGGGCCAATCCATGCTTGAGGGAGCGCTGAAAGCAAAGGTTAGATTTTATATCCAACCTCCAAAATACATTTCCAAAGTCAAAAAATACCAGCAGGCTTTGGCAGATGAAACAATACCAGTAGATAAGAAGCCAGATATCGATAATTATGAGAAAGCCTTATATGACAGCATGTCGGAGATCGTGTTTAAAGATGATGGACAGATCGCTTTGCATGACGTAGGCAAATTTTACAGTCTAAACCCTCGCATAGAGGTAGAAATCGTAGAGGTGAAAACATGAACAACATAAACCGCTTCTACTCAATCATCGAGCAGAAGCAGAGCGATTACAAGAATGTATTTGAATTTCTGCGCACGTTTATTTCAAGTGAAAAAGAGGTGAGCTATATAGGTTCAAGGCTTCGTATTGACAAGAAGTGGGGGCGATTACCTCCTGTCGGTACAATGATTAAGCTAGCGCCTGTATTTGATAAAGCATTCTTTGAAACGTGTTTGAGAGAGAAACTAGACTCGGCCAAAAGAGACAGGGACGTTGAAGTTGGCCAGGAATATTTATTAAAAATTGATAACATGCAGAACACGACCGAGGAAGAGCGGTTAAGAAAGTTAAAACGCAAGCTCAAACGTGAGATGCATTTGGAAGAATCGTGGGGGATTTAGAATGAAACTACAAAAATTAATTACAAACGTACAGCAATGGTCTATTGACCGTGGGTTGGACAAGGCAGATAGCAAGAAGCAGTTGCTAAAGCTCTATGAGGAATTTGGAGAATTAGCCTCTGGGCTTGCTAAAGGGAATAAAGAAGTTGTAAAAGACTCAATCGGTGATGTGATTGTCGTGTTGATTATTTTGGCACAACAGAAAGGCGTTGAATCAATTAGTGATTTTTGCGTGATATTTGATCACTTATCAATAAATGATCTTATGCTAAGAGCAGCAGAGCTAATTGGGTCTTATCTCCTTACGAGTCAGAAAAACTAATGATGAAATCGAAGAATATATCGTACGTCTGATTTCGTGTTTAAGGACTGTTGCTGAAAGCAAAAACTTAAATTTTGAAGACTGCTTGTCGCAAGCTTGGAATGAAATCAAAGACCGCAAGGGCAAGCTAATTGATGGCGTGTGGGTGAAGGAAGAGGATTTGAAATGAAAGAAAAATCGTATGAACAAGTGCTGGATGAAATGATTGAAGAAGACAAGGTCAACAATCCAAGCTATTACAAAGGAGCGTTTGGCCTTGAAGCGATTGAGGTCGTCCGTAACTTTGCAGGCGATTTAACAGCCGTGCAAGGATTTTATTGGGGCAATGCGATTAAGTAACTATTGCGATTTCAGGCCAAGAATGGTTTGGAAGATTTGAAGAAAGCCAGAAAGAATCTGGACTGGTTGATTGAGGAGATGGAGGAAGAGAATGCCAAACTGGGCCGAAGGGACTCTTAAATTAAGAGGGCGAAGAAAAAATATCAAGTCAGCTTTGAAAGAGATGTTTATCGGAAGCGATGTATCTATTTCTGAAGAAATGGATGATCAAGCATTAATATTAACATTAACTTCAATTAATTCTTATTTTTATATAAACAACACGAAACGAGCATTTATTGATAAAAATAAAATAGAGGTGTTACTTGAGGAAGATTTTGAAATCATAGAAATAGATGATTTTAAACAAGCTTGGCGTGTAATCCCCAAAAATTATCAAGAGTTTTCTAAAAAATATAATGTTGATATTAAGATCTTTGTATTTGAACAAGGACTACAATTTACACAAGAAATAGAGATAGTCGATGGGCAAATAACAAAAAATGAAACCAGAAAATACGATGATTACCAATGGGATGTGCCATTTAGTAAATTGGGAGGGTGAAAAATGAATAAAAAGCAATTGATTTCCATAATTAGAACTGAAGTATTACTAGCCAAATCAAGTCCGGAAAGAAAGGGATATATAGCAGGCCTTGAAGAGGCTATAAATATTATTGAAGGATTCTCTGACGAATCGCAAAAGCCAGTCGTACCGCAGTTCGTGGCGGATTGGATAGAGCGAAGACGAAAAAGAGGGGAATATTCGTTGCTTGATGCTATGCATTTGACGGCTCAAAGCGAAGATTTTAGAAAATGGATAATGTCATCGAAACATCAAGAAGTTTTCGCCCGTGCATGGCTGGACGGATACGAGGTCGAGAAAGAGAAGCGGTATCTGGTAAAAGTTAAAAATGTACTGACAAGACAAGGCGCTTTAAATCGTAACAAGAAGTCGGGAAGATTTATTTTTTCTAATCCAGAAGAAAATAGTCTTTATGATACGAAATTCACCCGCAAAGAACTTGAAGATGCTGGGTTCGGATGGGTGTTTGATTGCGAGGGGATTGAGATTGAGGAGGTAGAGTGATGATACAAACGCTTGAAGAAGGAATGAAGAATCAAAGTAAACGCATAAAAATCCCAATGGAAATCAGACCGTTTGATGTGGGTTATCGAATAGTAAATAAACACGGTCAAGCGCTCGCTTTAAGAAATGGGGCAAGTATATTCGCTTTACCTTCGCTGGCCGAAAAAGCCATAAAAAAAGAGTTTGGGAAAAATGATCCAGACTTTGATATCGAAAAACATTTTGTCGAAGAGGTCGCTATTGTCAATTTAAGTAAATTTCATAGTTATTTTGAGGAGGCGGAAGGATGAAAAAAGTGACATGTCTTCTTGGCCATCGTGGCGAGAAAATCGAATTCAAAAGTGACAGAGAAAATATTATTGATGAAATTGAATATCATTTTAAAACCAATCAATTACTTGAAATTGAATTAGAAGATAGAATGGTTCTATTGAACCTTAGTAATGTCATTTTCGCTGAGATTGAGGAGGTGCAAGAATGATAGATAATGAAGGCTTGAAAAGAGAAAAAGAATTAATTATTGCGATTTCAAATCTAAAGATAGAAATTATCAAGAAATCTGATGGTTTGAGCAATCAATCGTTAATTAATATCAAGAGACAAGCACGAGAACTATATGAATGTCTAGTGTGCTTGCAATATGATGCGAAGGAGGCGGAAGATGAGCAAGAAGGAATTGACTAAAGAAGATTTGAAAAATCTATCGCATGATGACCTTATTATACTTGGAGCATCTTTATTAGTAAAACATGTAGCGGATAGTCTTGAAAAAAATGAGAAGGAGGTGCAAGATGATTCCAAGATTTAGGGTGTGGCTACCAGACCCAGATGTTGAAAAAATGTTGAGGGTGAAAGCTCTTATTTTTGAGAATGATAAAACAAGATGTATGTGTGGGTACGCTTATGACTTTTATCTTGAAGATGAAGATGCAACTATCATGCAATCAACAGGACTAAAGGATAAGAACGGCAAAGAGATTTTCGAGGGGGATGTGGTAACAAATGGCTGGAAACGGCAGGTGGTTACATTTGGGACGCAGGAAGTTGAAGAGGATTTTGGCAGTATAAGAATTTACAGAGGCTTCAATCTGTATCTTGGCGGTGGGTATCCGAACGCTATTATGAGTGAATTTGAAGTTGTTGGAAACATCTATGAAAATCCAGATTTATTGGAGGTAATTAAATGATATATCCATACAGAGGGTTGTCCATAGACGAAAACAGCAAAGGTCAATGGCAATACGGACATTTAATTGAAGATAGAGGAAGAGCATTTATTATCAACGAAGTGGTAGAAGCTAATGAACAATACATTACTATCGGCTCTTGGTGTCCTGTAAATCCAGAAACAATTGGACGATTTACAGGACTATTCGACAAAAATTGTAAGGAGATTTTTGAAAAAGATATTCTATTCGGACATGCCGGTGAGGACTTTTGGGAAATTGTCGAATTTGATATAGAAGAAGGTAAATGGATTAGAAGAGATATTTGGTACAATTCAAAGTTAGATTTGAGTGAAAACAATGAATTTATGGAAATAATCGGCAATATCTTTGAAAATCCAGAGCTTTTGGAGGCCAATCATGACCGAGATTAAACTAATATTTTTTATGGCCTCTTGCATAATCTCGTTTTATGCGGGGGCGTTCCTTGGTAAACCAAAACAGCTAATTGGTCTAAAAAAAGTAGGAGAAATAAGCAAAGGAGAAATGTTTATACTTTTCTTGGCCTTTCTTGCAATTTTTCAAATAACGGCTCTCAATTTCCAAGTTATAAATCAAAGACAGGAAATCAAACGGCTTAAAAATCAGCCCAAAATGGTTATATACGAGGTCAAAGATACTGGTGGTGTAATTGACCATATCGGCACGATAACCGCCAAAAACGTCATAGAAGGGCGTTATATGGTCACTGTAAGTGGGTACGGTAACTTCCTTGTTAATAAGGAACAGTATGACAGTCTTAAAATCGGAGATGAGATTCCAGAATTTTTAAAACGAAAGGAAAATTAAAATGAACTCAGATAAATTTTTAAATAAGTTCACTTACTTGATATTATGCGTGTTTGTTGCTGTTGTCTGCTTTGGATTTTACAAGCAATCCGAAGCAAACCAAAATCTAAACGACAAAGTATTTAGACTTGAAAAACAAAACGCTGAAATCACTGAGCAAGTGGACAAACTCAATAAGACGATTGACGCTGAGATTGCCAAGAATTTAAAAGAAGTGGCGGACAGAAATAATGTTGGAGGATAAGATAGAACAGCTAGAGCATGCGAAGAAATGCTATTTGAGAGACTTAGAACCTGAGCACATGGCTATTGTGCGAAAGAGCTTTGGCTTACAAGTAGCTTCAAAGCGCAGGGATTGGCTGAAGAAGCAGGTTAAGAGATGCGATGAGGAGATTGAATGTCTGAAGAAAGAGTGATTCCGCTTTTGCCAGAAATCAACGAAAAAAGGACAATTCGTAAGGCAAAAGCTAAACTAAGAGAATATCCGAAATGGCGGGAAATTGCTTGTGATGAAGCCATTCAAAAGGTAACACAGGAATTTACTTTTGAAATCCGTGGAGCAAGCGGGCCTAATAGACCTATCGAGAATCTAGCGATTAGACGCGTAGACGCTTTGTCTGAGCTGGAAGAGATTGAACAAGCAGTATCTAGACTGTTCAATCCAACCTACAGATTCATCCTGTATTCACGGTTTCTTAAAAACGTTCCTGATTCTGCGTATGTTATCTATACAGAATTAGGCATTGAGAAGACGCGCTACCAGGAATTATTAGATAGAGCCTTACTGGCATTTGCTTGGCAATATCGAAATGGCATCTTGGTCTGCGAAAAGCGGTAATTTTGCGGTAAAAATGCGGTAAAAATGCGGGAATTGTTAGGCTGAAATAGTGATAAAATAGTAGTATCAAAGATTTGGCAAGAGGTCTTTGATATTCTAATTCCTTTAAATAAACTTCCGGGGAGAGAATAGTAGATTTTAACCTGATGCAATTTCAGGCTCTCTCTTACATAACCGCAAACAATAAAATTTAGAAAATCGTACAGTATCGCGCCTCTGCGGTTAGGGCGCATTTTGGGAATAATGGTTAAGAGGTCTTAAGTCTCCTTATGTATTTTTTAATGTTCATGTTCGTGTTTCATGGTTACCTCGCAAAACAACCTTTTTCAAAAAATCTTTGCCTCTTCTGGTTCGATTCCAGGAATTCCCTTCAGTCGCTCATGCGACTTTTTATTTTGTCTGAAAGGTGGTGATGGAAAATCAGCAAGTTAAATGTTAGACAGCAGAAGTTCGCAGACGAGTACATCGCTACTGGCAATGCGACACAGGCTGCTATTAAGGCTGGATATAGTGAAAAGACAGCAGGGCGCATAGCCGGGCAGAACTTGAAAAAACTTGAAATTAGGGCCTATATTGACGCTAGAATGATTGAAATGCAAGAGCATAACATCATGAGCGCTAGAGAGGCTTTGAGCATCTTGTCTGATATCGCAAGAGGTAAGCGGGATGAAGAAGTTTTGATGATGAATCCCGTGACTGGCGAAGTCGACAGGATGACGAAAAAAGCTGATAACGCAACGGTTATCAAAGCTATACAAGAAATTTTGAAACGCTATCCAACTGCTAAGCAAAGCGAGAAGATGGAACTTGAAATTGAGAAGCTGAAAGCTCAGTTAGAGACTGGTAACATGGCCGAGACTAACATCACGATTATAGACAGGTGGGCAGAAGATGACGATTGACATCCAGAAGAATGTGAATCCGCATTTTAAGCCTGTCTGGGTGTCTAAATTGCCCTACAATGTCCTGGCTGGCGGTCGTAACTCTTTTAAATCCTCTGTAGTCGCGCTAAATATGGTATACGGCATGGCTAAGTTTTTGAAAAAAAACAAAAAAGCAAATGCTGTAGTCATTCGTAAAGTTGGAAATACAATCCGAGACAGCGTCTATCTGAAGATCCAGTGGGCATTGAATCTATTTGGTCTATCAGGCCGATTTAAAGCCACTGTATCGCCGTTTAAGATACAAGATAAGGTTACAGGATCATGCTTCTATTTCTACGGTCAAGACGACTTCCAGAAGCTCAAATCGAACGACATTGGGAACATCATCTTCGTTTGGTATGAAGAAGCTGCAGAGTTTTCTAATCAAGAGGATTTTGACCAGACTAATGTTACGTTCATGCGCCAGAAACACCCTGACATTCCGTTTGTGAAATTCTTCTGGACGTATAACCCGCCTAGAAATCCATACTCTTGGATTAACGAGTGGTGGGATAGCCTGAAAGAGCGAGAAGATTATCTGCTGCATAAATCGAGTTATCTTGATGACGAGCTTGGATTCGTGACAGAACAAATGCTTGCAGATATCGAGCGGATAAAAGAAAACGACTACGACTACTACCGCTATATTTATTTGGGCGAGCCTGTAGGCCTTGGTACCAACGTCTACAACATGGACTTATTCCACAGGGTAGACAAGATACCAGATAACGAACGTGTTATCGGTCAGTTGTTTGCAGCAGATACAGGACACCAACAATCAGCTACTACTTGCTTGCATGCTGTAGTTACCAACAAGCGCAAGTTATACCTTGTGGATAACTATTACTACAGCCCTGCGGGCAAGACGCACAAGAAAGCACCTAGCGTGTTGTCGAAAGAGCTACACGAGTTTGTTACAAGCCAGACAAAGCTATTTGTTAATGTGCCCGTCGTAGAAATGACAATCGATAGCGCAGAGGGTGCGCTGAGAAATCAATACTTGGAAGATTTTGGTATCCGCTGGCATCCAGTAGCAAAGAAGAAAAAAATAGTTATGACTGAATACGTCCAATCGTTGCTAGCTGATGGGCGTTTTTATTACTTACCAACAGAAAACAACCTGAGATATTTTATCGAGGAGCACAAGCGGTATCAGTGGGAAGAGAAATCAATCCTGAATGATGATCCTAAAGTCGTTAAGGAAGACGACCATACTTGCGATGCGTTTCAATATATGATTGTGGATAACCTTCAATTGCTCGGGTTGAAAGCTTAAGAAAGGCTTTGAAATGGGTATCATACAAAAAATTAAGAATATTTTCAAAAGGAGTACATACGCAATGACAGGCCAATCATTAGGCAACATCACAGAGCATCCTAAAATTGCAGTAACGCAGGAAGAATATAACAGGATTTCTCGCAATCTGACCTACTATCAAAGTAAATGGCCAGAAATTGAGTATTTGAACTCAAATCACGAAAAGAAAAAGCGTAGCATGAATCACTTACCGATTGCACGCACGTCTTCAAAGAAGCTTGCAAGCCTTGTATTTAACGAGCAAGCAGAGATAACTGTAGATGACGAAACGGCTAACAAGTTCATCCAAGAGACGCTAAAAAACGACCGCTTCAACAAGAATTTTGAGCGGTATCTTGAGAGCTGTTTGGCTCTTGGTGGGCTTGCGATGCGTCCTTATGTTTCAGGCGATAGCGTAAAGGTTTCGTTTGTGCAGGCTCCTGTATTCTTGCCATTACAATCTAACACGCAGGATATATCGTCTGCAGCAATCGTTACGAAAACAATCAAAGCGATTGACAAGAAGAACATCTATTATACGTTGATTGAGTTCCACGAGTGGGATAAGGATGGTAAGTACGTCATCACTAATGAACTTTATCGCTCGACGGAAAAAGAAAAAGTTGGCGACAGAGTGCCTTTATCCGAAGTCTATGAAGACCTTGAAGAAGAAGTTATTCTGGAGCAACTGACACGTCCTTTATTTACCTACTTGAAGCCTCCTGGAATGAACAACAAAGATATTAACAGTCCGCTTGGTCTGTCTATCTTTGATAATGCTAAGAGTACGATTGATTTTATTAATACGACCTATGACGAGTTCCGCTGGGAAGTCAAGATGGGGCAACGTCGCGTCATCGTGCCTGACCAGACTGTAAGAGTTGGTTTTGCAAGAGATGGTGACATTGACCTTGTAAAACGTGAGTTTGATCCAGAACAGAACGTTTACGAGCAGATAGACGGCGGTAAGGACACTCCTGTTAGCATAACAGACCTAACAACTCCTATTCGCTCAGATGACTATATTAAGGCTATTAACGAGGGCTTGGGTCTGTTTGAAATGCAGATAGGTGTATCTGCCGGGATGTTTACGTTCGATGGAAAGAGCATGAAGACGGCTACTGAAGTAGTCAGCGAGAACTCAGACACCTACCAAATGCGCAACAGCATTGTAAGCCTAGTAGAGCAGTCAATCAAAGAGCTTGTGGTTTCTATCTGCGAGCTTGGCGCATTGTATGATTTATATAATGGGCCAATTCCAACGCTTGAAAATGTCACGGTCAGTCTTGACGATGGAGTCTTTACTGACAAGAATACTCAGCTAGAGTATTACACAAAGGCCCTAGCAAGTGGTCTAGTAAGCCGTGAGTACGCAATCGAAAAGGCTCTAGGGTTTTCTACTGAAGAAGCCAAGAAAATGGCTGAGGCTGTTAGAAAAGAGGCTGTGGTTGATGTTGGGAGTGTTAGAAGCCAAACTGACGTAGATATTTACGGAGAATGATTAGATGAAGCACAAGTACCCGATTAAATTTGATGATGAACAGCTGATTTTGGAAGCGGGTCAAGTTGCTGATACTTATCACAAGCTGACTCTTGACCTATTCGACGAAGTCATAGATAGGCTGTTAGAGCGTGGCACTGCTTCGCTCGCTGACAATCCCTATATTTGGCAACTAGAGAAGCTGAATCAGATGCACTTGCTGAACGAGCAGAACCTGAAGACGATTGCTAAATACTCGAAGATTGGTGAAGAACAACTTAGACAGGTCATTGAAGGTGAAGGTTTTAGAATCTACAAGGACACTAAGCAACATCTAATCGATGATTTGGGAGAAGGCGAGCTCGGAGATTCTTCACACGTCCAAGAGTTACTGTCTGGCTATTTTAACCAGTCTCACGGAGACATTAAGAATCTGATTAATACTACGCTACCGCAAGCAGTATCTGAGGTGTACAGAGGGATTATACAAGACTCTGTAGCTCGTGTAGTAACTGGTCTGTCCACTCATGATAAGGCGCTAAATGAAACCGTCATGAAGTGGCAAGACGCAGGCTTTAAAGGCTTTGTAGATAAGGGCGGTAAGCGTTGGAAAATAGATAATTATGCGCGTACAGTCATAAAGACCACAGCTATTAGAAGCTATCGAGAAATGCGAACTATGCCCGCTGAAGAGCTCGGGATAGATACTTATTACTACTCGAAGAAGGCTACAGCTAGAGAGGCTTGCGCACCTCTGCAGCATCAAATTGTAACTACTGGTTCAGCTCGTGAAGAAGAAGGATATACTATCTTATCCCTTAACGACCACGGCTATGGAACCCCTGGAGGGTGTCTGGGTATCAACTGCGGGCATATCTTAACTCCATTTATTCCTGGGATTAACGAGTTGCCAGAGTTAGGAGAAGACGTTAAGAATGTCACACCAGAGCAGGCGATAGAGAACGCCAACGCAGAAGCCAAGCAGAGGGCCCTAGAACGATCTATCAGGAACAACAAGGAAAAGCTCCACGTCGCTGAGAAATTGGGTGACAGCGAGCTGATAGACAAGTATAAAAGCAAGGTTAGGATCCAACAAGGAGCCATGCGAGACTATCTCAGACAGCACCCGTTTCTACACCGTGATTATGCTAGAGAGAAGTATTATGATAACCCTTATACAAAGGCCAAGAAAGAGATAAAGATCAGAAAAGAACTTGAAAAGCTGGAGAAACACAGAGCAGAACAAAAAGAAATGCGGGAACGTTTCACAAACGCTGTAAAAGATGGTATAATTAAGACAGAAATCAATGAGCAAAAACAAGCTGATCATATCAGAGGTACTAATGAATGGTACAGAAGACTTGAAACTGACTTAGCTAACGGCAAACAGATTGAGCCAAGCTATTTGACAATATCAATGGATGAGGCTGCTAAACTAATTAAACGTTATTCTGGGACAGGGAAATTCTTGTATAAAGAAAACCCTACCTACATTCCTAAGAAAGAAATCATCAAACATGACAGCAAGATTGGTATGTATATTGACCAATCTACAGGAGAGATATTTGAGACTGACAGCTTTAGGATACACTATAGAAAAACAGGGGCGCATATTGTCCCGACGTATGGAGGTAAGCCATGAAATTATGGACTTTTTTAAGACAAAACGTGAAACTTGTGCTTAAAGATGGCTCAATCGTTTCAGGATTTGTCCAAGAATACTGTAGCAGTGATGATAATGATGAGGAAGTTGACTCAGTTGCTTTAGATGTCGACGGTACTCTCTATGAGTATTTTGAAACTGAAATCCTTAGTATTTCTTTAACTTAGCGCTTAGAACAATTTAGGCGCTTTTATTATGCCTGAAAGGAGAACTAATGAATAAACGCATCAAGAAAAAGCGTGAGCTTTATGATCGACTGAGGAAGTCAGAGGGTGCTGTGGATTATTTACTTGACCAAAACAATCAGCTGTGGAACGTTGTGGATAGATTGGAGAAAATCAGCTCACAAAATGTAAAAGTTACTAACAGCCGATTTGATGAAATTGAGAAAGACATCCATGGACTCAAGAAGCCACGCAAAAAGTCATAGTTTGGTTTTAATAAGGAGGTGATCCGTCATCTTGACTGGCAGGAACAGACTGCTACTTAATTGTTATAACAAACCGTGTGAAGAATCATGCGGTTTTTATTTTGCCTTTATCCGTAGGCGTAAAAGAACGGAATATCAAATGCAGGAGGCCTATTATGGCAGAAGAAATCCAAAATACTGACCAGACAGTCAAATCTGGAGAGAATAAAGTGCAAGAAAGCACAGAACAAGCCAGAACATTTAGCCAAGAAGAAGTAAATGGTCTGGTAGCAAAAGAATCCAAAAAAGCACAAGAGAAGATTTTCAAAAGCCTGGGATTTGAAGATATCAAGAGTGCTAAAGAAGGGTTCGAGAAGTTGAAAGCTTGGGAGGATTCGCAAAAAAGTGAATCAGAGAAAAGCGCTGAGGCGCTCAATGCTAAAGAGCAAGAGCTAGCAAAGGCTTTATCTGATAACAAAACGCTATCGGCTCAGCTGTCAGCTTTAAAACAAGGGGTGAACGCTGACTCTGTAGATGACGTGATCGCTCTATCAGAACGGCTAGTATCTGATGAAGTGTCTATTGATGACGCAATCAAGCAGATACTTACCAAATATCCTCAATTTGGAACTAAGCAGGAACAGGATGAGGAGAAACCAAAACCTACTTTCGCTACAGCAGGTAATCCAACTGCTGTAAGTGCAGGAGGAGAGGTTGACCCGTTCCAATCTATCATTGATAGTTATCGAAAAAAGAAAGGGTAAAATATGCCAACAAATCAAAATCAATCAGTAAGACGATATGAAAAACAATATCGTGACATGTTAGCAACTGTATTTGGAGTTACTGCAGCATTTCAAGGAACATTAGCGCCTATCCAAATTTTAGACGGTGTGCAAGAAAATGCTACAGCGTTCTCTGTTAAAACAAACGGTACTCCTGTAGTAATTGGAGAATATTCTACAGACGCTAATTCAGGAGGTTTCGGAGATGCAACTGGTAATTCTCGTTTTGGTAAGATGACCGAAATCAAATACGAGAATACAGATGTTCCGTACAACTACACGCTTGCTATTCACGAAGGATTGGATCGCTACACTGTAAATAATGACTTGGACGCAGCAGTTGCTGAACGCTTGAAGTTGCAATCTGAAGCTCAAACTCGCACAATCAACAAGCGTGTTGGTAAATTCTTGTCTGATAATGCAGGTAAAACTGAAGCTCTTGCAGATCAGAAAGAGGAAACATTGCGGGCTCTTATTAACAAAGTTAAAGCGTACTACAAGAACAATGAAGTTGTTGCTCCTGTAACGCTGTACTTGCGAACAGAACTGTTCAATGCAATTGTCGACATGACAGCAAATACTTCAGCCAAAGGGTCTAGCGTATCTATTGACGAAAATGGACTTGCTAAATACAAAGGATTCCGTCTCGAAGAAACAGCAGAACAATACTTTGCGACTGGCGACATTGCTTACTTCGCTCCAGATGGCGTAACGATTCCATTTGTCGGTATTTCTACAGCCCGTACAGTTGAAGCTGAAGGATTCGATGGTGTTCGTTTGCAAGCTGCTGCTAAAGGTGGCACATACATGTTAGACGATAATAAGAAAGCAGTCGTGAAAGTGACTGGAACAATTGTCTAAGAGGAGGTGACGTTTTGGGTCTTTATCAAGTATTAAAGAACATCACATTCTCAGCGATTGATGAAACTGTTTTGGAAGGTGAGTATATCGAATTAGAAGACGACTATGCAAAAGAAGTCCTTCCGAAAATCGCAGAAGCTTTCCCAGATGAAGTGGCTATTTTAGAAATCAACCCTAGTGATGTTGATGAAGAAGTCGTGAAATCATCTAAGAAAGCAACTAAAAAGAAAGAGGGGTAGACTCCTCTTTTGTAGGAGGTGGCTACTATCGCTTACTTAACTAAAGAAGAGTACATCGAACTTGGTTTTGATGAGTTCGAAGACTTTGACAAACGATTGAAACAGGCTGAACTTGCGATCAACTTATTTATCCGTCATTTTTATAACTATAACGACTTTGAGAGTGATTTTAAGCCTAGAAAGAAAGCCGTTAAGCTGGCCACTGCTTACCAAGTGCATTATTTGGAAAGCTCAGGTATTTTGACGGCAGAGGACAAGCAATCAATCTCTAGCATGACGTTAGGTCGCACAACCGTGTCCTACGGATCTCAGAGCTCCTCTAAGGCTCATGAAATAGCTTCAAGGTATAATCTGTCGCTCGATGCGTTTAACGCCCTAAAATCGGCTGGATTTTTGTATTCGGGGGTTGATAGATATGGTAGATAAGCGAGCATTAGTTGACTCTGTTACAATCCAAAAACAGGCAGACAAGGACGACTGGGGGAAGGAATCATATTCTGACCCTCTTTTGTTATCTCCTGTTCGATTTGACAGAAATTACAATGCCCCAGGCGCTATCAACAACCCAGCAGGAACGAAAAACCCGATGTATAGCAAACCAAGTGTTTTATTTGTATACACACAATACTGCGATGTGCAGATTGATGACACTTATCGTAGCGGGATTATAAAAGATGGCGACCGAGAGTATATCATCAACAAGATAATCCCTGTGTATTATCCGTTTAAGAATAAGGTCTATTGCTACGAGATTGAGGTGATGTAATGACCTCTATTAAATTAAAAATAGATTTGAGCAAGGCGAAGGAAAAAATCAATAAGACAAATGTTAAAAAAGGACAATTAGCGATTGCCAATCAGGCTCTGCTTGATATGGATCCGTACATTCCGCTGAGAAAAGGGCCTCTAAGGTCTAGCGGTCATGTAACGGGTGGTGGTTCGCAAATCGTCTATAACACACCTTACGCCCGTGCTCAATTTTACGGAGGAGCATACAACAAGCATAAAAGTTTTAGTTTTAACACTTACTCAACCCCTGGAACGGGTAAACGTTGGGATTTGAAGGCTAAACCTTTACATGCTAACAAATGGGCAGAAATTGGATTGAAAGTGATGGGCATTAAATGACGAAGAATAACAACGACTTTGCTGTCGTCTTACGTGCTTTTATCGATACTTTAGGGCTGTCTTTAAAATGCCGATTGGATTTCTTGGACGAAAAGGAAGGTTTAGTCCTCTATCCACTGCCAGGTGGGCAAGTCAAAAAAGAGTACATGGATGGGTCAAAAGATGTAAACCTCATCTTTGAAATCGCCATAAAGACGAAAGATCAGCAGAAAGCAAGTGAGTGCTTGTGGGAAATCAACAAAGAACTGTCAGAGTTTGACCTTGACTTACCAAGCAAGAATGACTCATATATTTTTAACGACTTAACAGTAACCGCTCCGACCCTTAACGAAAGAGACGGGCAAGGCTACTACATCTACTTGCAGGACATCACTGCAAATCTAACAATTTTAAACAAAAAGGAGAATTAAATGGCACGTTATAAAAACGCCCTACGTGGGCATTTTATCGCCCCTGTGACAGACGCTAGCACAGAACCTCAAAAGACAGATTATCTGGAATTGGCTAAGTGGATTGAAGACATTTCGGATGATACTGACGAACAGACAACGTCAACTGCTTACTATGACGGTGACGGAACAGAAGAAACCACAGTAACCGCTGTTAAAGGCTCTTACACATTTAAGGGTACTTACGACCAAGAAGACAAGGCTATGAAGCACATCGCAGGCCTCAAATACAAACTCGGTAATGATCGTCTTGTATGGCACAAAGTAGTGTCAGCAGATAACAAGACACAATGGGTTGGAATCGCAACAGTCAGCGATATTAAAGCTGGTTCTGGTGCTGCTGCAGACTTCGAAGAGTTCGGATGCAAGATTTCTTACAACTCAATTCCTAAAGAATCAGCGGTAGTGGGATAATTCAAAGGCGCTATCTACTCAGGTAGCGCTCTTTTTTTGTAAAAAATAAGGAGAAAATATGTCTATTCAAATTGAAGTTAAGCGCTCTGGATTTCCCGTCAAATTGGGAGAAGTAGAGCTGTGGTTCGATACGTCTATTGAAAATCTGACAAGATTTTTTGAGATTGAAGACGAAGTGAATAATCGCTTTAACGAATATCAGAAAGAAATCGTTGATAAATCTAACAATGGCGAATTTGACGACTTAAAGAAGGGCGAAATCAGCAAGAAAACGGTTGATGAAGCCTTGGCGCTTGAGCGTAAAACTACTGAAATCAAGTATGACTTAGTATTTGGCGATGGGACATTTGCTAAATTGTACAAAGTATACCCTGATTATGAGGCTCTAAACGAAGCTTTTTATCAGGTTGATACACTTATCGGGGCAGAGCTTGAAAAGCTTGCTATCGAGCGTAAAAACAAGGCTAAATCACGAGCTGACGAGTACAAGGCTAAGGCTAAAACAAAGAAAAAGAAAAAATAAGGAGGTCGGCTTATGAAGCTGAATGAACCTCTTGAAACATCTTTTGAATTTGAAGGCAAAACATTTGAAATAGATTGTTCGTTTGATGTTGTTTTAGATGTCTTTGAAATGTTCGGTGATGATGTGCTGAACGATATTGAGAAGCTTCAGCTGGCCATCGAAATCATGACTGGTGAAGTGATAGACGATCCAGAGCTTGCGTCTCAAATCTGGAAATACATTGACGAGCATTTTATCACGGTTAAAAAAGACCCTGTTATCTATGATAGGCAAGGAAACCCTATGCCAGTAGTAGAAGAGGACGACAAAGCCCGCTTAATTGATTTTGAAATAGATGCTCAGGATATATACGCTAGTTTTATACAAGCGTATGGCATCAACCTCTTAGACGAACAAGGAAAACTGACGTGGGCTGAATTTATGGCTCTGCTTAATGGATTACCTGACGATACATCAATGATGAAGATTGTCCAAATCAGGTCATGGAAGCCTAGCAGTCACGACTCTAGCGAGTACAAGGGCTTGATGCGAAAACTACAAAGAAAATACAGTCTAGATAGAGAGGAGGAATAATATTGGCAGATGGAAAAATAACCATTGAGGTTGAAGTGAATGGCCAGAAGCTATCTTCTTTGTCTGCTGATTTGAAGAGGATTGAGTCCGACGCTAAACGAAGCGGAGAAGGCTTTAAGCAAGCTAGTAACAAGATAAAAGAGTCTGGCGACAAAGCCAAAAGCTCAGGTCAAGGCTTTAAAGAAGCTGGAGACAAGGCTAAAAGCGCAAGCGAAACAGCCAAGGCTGGCGGTGATGGTTTTAAGTCTGCAAGTTTTAAAATTAAAGAAGCTGGCGTACTATCTAAGTCTAGCGGTGATTCTTTTAAGCAGGCAGCGGAAAAAGTCAAGGAAGCTGGAGTAATCAGCAAAACTGGTGGGAATGGTTTTAAAGTAAGTGCTGATTTAGTTCAGAGAGCTGGTCAGGTTGCATCCCAGAGCGGGGGCGGTTTCGTCAAGTTAAAAGACATCATCAAGACAACAGGCGATCAAGCAGAGAAGAGTTCGTCAAAATTTGACAAAATCAAAGAGTCTATCAAAAACTTTTCTGTCGGAGCTGTCGGTTTTAAACTAGCAAGTTCTGCAATGGATTTGGTCAGCGCTTCCTTGGATAAAGCGATCAATCGTTTCGATACCTTGGAACGCTATCCAAAAGTCATGAAGTCTCTTGGCTTTAGCGCAAAAGATGTAGCTAATTCGACAAAAGAGCTGTCAGACGGTATCGATGGATTACCTACAACGCTCGATGACGTTGTTAAAACGACGCAGAAGCTCACATCCATGACTGGCGACCTCAAGACATCAACCAAGCTCACATTGGCCTTAAACAATGCGTTCCTGGCGTCTGGAGCATCTACAGAAGATGCCAGCCGTGGTCTGCAACAATTTAGCCAGATGTTGTCAGCTGGTAAGGTTGATATGCAGTCCTGGAAGACCTTGCAAGAGACCATGCCTTATGCTTTGCAAAAGACAGCTGAATCTTTTGGTTTTGCTGGTGAGTCTGCGCAAAAAGACTTCTACTCAGCCTTGTTAAACGGTGAAATCACGTTTAAGCAATTTAGTAAACGTCTGATTGAGTTGAACCAAGGCACAAACGGTTTTGCAGAAATGGCCAAGAAGAACAGTGAAGGGATTCAGACCTCTTGGAATAACATTGTCAATGCATTTGCAAAGGGCATCGCAAACGTCATGAAAGCCTTTGATGACCTGAGTAAGGCTATTACTGGTAAGAGTATTGCCAAGAATTTGGACGGTCTAAAAGCTGGTGTTAACGGCTTCTTTAAATTTGTCACAGACGGTATCAGAGGACTGGTTCCGATTGTACAGTCAGTAAACAACGTATTAGGCACTTTGAAGCCTATCTTTGACGCATTAACTCCAATCATCATGGGAGCAGTCGCTGGAGCATTAGCCTTTAAAGGCGCAATGTTGGCGCTTGCTGTTATTAATGGTGTCAAGAGTTGGGTAGCTGGTTTGATCCAGTCATTCTTGTCATTTATCAGTACGGCTACGGTTGCTGAAGGGGCTACGTTAACGCTTGGCACTGCGTTTGCTAGTCTTTCGACCGCAGGAATAGCCGTTGCTGTCGGCGCATTAATCGGTTTCGTCAGTTGGCTTTCCAGAGAGACTGACGAGCAGAAGAAAGCCCGTGAAGCGTCTGAGAAGCACAAGGAATCCATCAAGAAATTAAATGATGAGGTTGCCCAAGGCAAAGAACGCTATGAAGACCACAGACGGGAAATAAAGGCTACTGCTGACGAGAACGAGAAGCTTGTCAGGAAGATTGAAGAACTTAGCTCTGTCCAAAAGAAAACAGCTAGCCAGAAGAAAGAACTTGCTGCTGCAACTCAAATGCTGAATAACAATGTATCTGGTTTGAACATTGTTTATGACAAAGCAACAGGTTCAATCAACATGACTGCGGACGCTATTCGCAAACAGATTGAAGTTACTAAACAATCAGCGGAATCAGAAGCGGCAAGCCAGCGCTTGGTTGAGATAGCTAAGCAGAAGCTGGAAGTCGAAGACAAAATCGCGGATGTTAAGAGCAAACTAAAAGACGCTGAAGAAAAACTTGGTGAAAGTGCAAGTAATAGCACCATCAAAGAGGTTGCTCTGCAAAAGGTCAGAGAAGAAGCTGGTAAGCAACTTAGCGACCTGGAAGGTAGTCTCAAGAGCTTAGAGTCTCAATATGAAGAGACATCTAATACTGCTGTTAAATCCGCAGAAGCAAGCGCTCAAGCGGTTGAAGATGCTTCAGGGCGTCAAATCTTGACTTGGAATACCCTAAACGAAAGCCAACGCAAATTGGTTGAAGATATGCGCTCTCAATACGAGACGATGCGTAACGAAGTTCAGAATGCGTTCCAAGCAATCGAACAGCAAGCAGTCGTATCTGTGGATCAAATGACGGCTAACTTGCAGAAGAATATCGAGTATGTCGATAAATGGGCTGGAAACCTTGAGACATTAGCCCGTCGTGGTTTAGATCAAGGATTGATTGAACAACTTAGACAAGCTGGCCCGAAAGCAGCAGAACAAACACAAGCCTTAGTAGAAGCCTCGGACGAACAGTTAGGTAATCTCAACCAGAAATGGAGTGAGGCAGGGGACAAGGCTAAAGAAGGATTCTTACGTGGTATTAATGCTGCAGGAGTTGAATTAGCTCCAGAAGTGCAAGCAATGGTAACTGCTATCGGTGATGAGTTTAGAAAAGCTCTACAAGATGCAGGTTTTGATGTTAAAGCTCGTGAAATCCCCGAGAAGGTCGGAGAGGGTATCACATCAAATATTGCTGCTGCTGCACAAGCAATGTCTGGAATAGCCGAATCCGCTAAACAAGGGTTTAATGGTGTACCAGAAGAAGCAAGAAATAGCGGGGCGCAAGTAAGCGGTCAGTATGCTCAAGGTATCACAGATAACCAAAGTGTCGCACAAGGAGCAGGTGAATTGCTCAAGAGCGCCTCGCTAAGTGCTTTAGATGGCATTTTTGGTGACGCACAGACTAAAGGTTCTGAACTAGGTTCAGGTCTCAGCTCTGGTGTATCTGGTGGTATCGAAGCGGTTCAGGGTGCTGCAAACGCCTTGAAAGCTGGAGCAGTCGCTTCTGTAGCTGGCATGGCTTCGGAAGGTCAGGCGAAAGGTTCTGAATTTGGCGGAGGTATCGCAAGCGGTATCGGAATAGGTCAACAGCTAGCCGTGGGTGCTGCATCAGTGATGAACATTGCTATTTCAGCGCAATTCCTCGCAATGGCCTCTGATGGTCAGAGCAAAGGTTCGCAATTTGGGTCTGGTGTTGGTACTGGTATTTCTTCAACTCAAGGAATTGTAACAGGCGCGTCGAATGCATTAAAAGAAACAGTTAATGCAAGTGTGAGCTCGCTCGGTCGTGACGGTCGCAAAGCTGGTTCTGATTTTGGTTCTGGTGCTACAGATGGAATCCAAAGTCACCAAGGATCTGCACATAGCGCAGGTTCGTCTCTCAGAGACAATGCTACAAATGGAATGCAGGGCGGATACAACTCAGCATACGGAGCAGGTATGTCCATTGGCGAAGGTCTAACAGCTGGTATCTATGCTATGGCTGGATCAGTAGCTAATGCTGCTGCAAGTATCGCTTACGGCGCTGTGTCTGCTGCTAGAAGCGCCCTGAGTATCAACTCACCATCCAAGGTATTTCGTGACAAAATCGGGCGAGCAATCCCTGAAGGTTGGGCGCTTGGTATCGACAAATACAGCTGGTATGTTGATAACTCAATGGATGACTTAGCCAAGAATACGATTGATGCAAGTGCTAAATTCGTTTCTGGTTTTGGCTTGGATATTCCAAAATCAGCAGAAATCGCGTCAGGTCTAAACGCCTCCTTGGCTTATCGTTTCGGTGGCGGTGGTTCTGCTGGTGTGTCTAATAGCACATCAAATGTAACCAATAATTACACTCTTAACGCCACAGGGCAAGGAAATAGCGACTTCTTTACACCTGATAACATGCGCAGATTGATTAGAGAATTAGCATACTACACTAGGCAAGAAAGGGGGCGTATGATTTAGTATGGCTTATATTAGCTTCGACGGAAAGAAAAGCACAGACTTTGATTTGCGTCTAATAAACGAAGTTGAACATAGTTCGGCAAGTAAAGATATTAGTCAAGTCACCGTCTCTGGCCGAGATGGTGTTTTGCTTATTGATAACAATCGATTGAATCCAGTAACTAAAGAGTTTCCGTTTCGGATAAGTACAAAGAGCGACTTAACCAAAATCGGGGAGCGCTTGACGGACTGGCTTGCTGTTAACGGATACAAAGATTTAATCCTCTCATGGGATTCTGACTTCGTGTACCGTGCAGCATTTCTTGAGACGTTTTCTATCTCAGAAATTCTCAGGCAGTTCGGTAGCGTAAAGCTAAACTTCCTTTGTCACCCTATCAAATTTTATAAGGACGGCAGGGATCGCTTGACTGTGTCGAATGGTCAGACTATCCAAGGCAAGGGCAATGTTAACGCAAAGCCCGTGATTATTATCTCAGGCAATGGAACGATGACTATTACAATCAACGGCAGACAGACCAAACTAAAAGATATCCAAGGAGGAATAACCCTTGACATGCAGACTAATCAAGTCTACAGCGGAGGGCTTCCTGCTTGGGATAAAGTGGTCAGAGCACCGCAGTATAAGATGCCTTACTTAGAGCCAAAAAATAACCGTATTTCTTGGGATGGCAATTTTACAGTTTCGATAATTCCTAATTGGGGGGTGAAGATTTGAAGCCTATTTTATTTAATAAGAATGAGCAACAATTCGACACTTACGGGTTGGGAGAAATTGATGTAACAACAGGAAATGTCACCCGCGAGAGAAACGGTCTCTACACGTTTTATGCGGAATATCCAGCTAATGGCCCTCTAGCCTCTGTCTTAGAAAAAGAAATGAAAATTAAGGCAGACGCTGGACTTCGGACGAAGAATCAGACTTTTGAAATATCCAGAATTGTCAAAGACAGTAGCGGAGTTTTGAAAATCTATGGTAGTCACATCAAGCACAAGCTAGAGTACATGGCAGTGCGTCATGGAATCAACCTAAGCGGTACAGCTTCCGTGGCTCTTGCTATCTGGGCTAATAATTTGATTGGTGACTATAGTTTCTCCACTTGGTCAGATATTGACACGACGGGGAGCACAACATTTACTGCAGACAAGATGACGAACGCGTATCTTGCTCTCGGTGGTGTTGAGGGCTCAATTTTGGACGTCTGGGGCGGTGAATACGAGTTTGACAACCTAACTGTTAGGTTGCACAAACAACTCGGTAGAAGAGCTCCTACGGTCTTGGAATACGGTAGGAATATCATATCAGCAGAGAGCGATGAATCTATCGAAGAATCCTACACCTCAGTCTATCCGTTTGCTACTTACACACCAGATAGCCAAGGAAGCGACAGCACGCCAGCACCTATCACGGTAACAATACCAGGCGATTATGTAGACAGCAAATACATCAGCATGTACGCTAATCGACGTATAAAAGTAGTGGATTTTTCCAGCGAGTTTAAGGAGAAGGAAATTCCAACCCCTGACAAGCTGAGAACTATGGCATTGAAGTTTATGGAGCACAATAAGATTGGCGCTCCTAAAATCAATACCAAAATTGAGTACGTGGACTTGGCAAGCACTCTTGACTACCAAGATAACAAAATCATTGAGGAGCTGGAGTTTTGCGACATCGTACCCGTCTACTATCCATCTATCGGGATCACAGAGGATGACGCTAAAGTTACTAAAATTGTTTACGATTTTGTCAACGAGCGCAACGAATCAGTGGAATTTGGTATCATCGGTGAATCTATCCGCTCGGTTATGACTGGTGGATTATCAGGGCGTATGGACTCGCTAGAGAATAGGCAGAAAGCCATTGAAAGCGGGTTGCCTGATTATCTCTTAAATGCGTCTGGAAATAAAGTCTGGTACCAGAAACCAACTGAAGGAACGGAACACAAGCTCGGTGATTTGTGGTTTGAAAAAAACGGACAATATGACCGCATGTACGTCTGGAATGGTGAAATGTGGGAGAAACGCATTGATACTGAAGATGTGGATCGGGTCAAGAAAGACATTGACGAGAAGCTGAAACAATCCACAGAATCTATCCAACAAGCCGAGAACAAAGCCTCCGAAGCCTTGACGAAAGCTGGGGCAATCATTGATAGCCAAGAATTGCTGGATAAGATCAACGCCCATCTATATTCAGACGCTAATAATGATGACAACGGAATCTTGGGTAGAAAGTTTCGAATCCAACGAGAAGCCAACCGTTCGACTCGGAATATAGCTACATCGACCAGAGATAAGCTTACTGATTACCAACGCACGAACGACGAGAACCTAGTCCGCATTGGTCAGCAGTTGGACAACACAGTCAGCAAAGCCGAGATGAAGCAGACAGCTGACGGGATTAGAGAGACGATTCTAGAGCTTCAGACCAATGGTTCAGGCGGGCCGAATATGATCCGCAACTCACGAGCGGATGATGGATTGCAGTATTGGGAAACTCAGAGTGTTAACTTCCAGAGTCACGTATTCTATTTCAACGGTCAGAAGCGGATGTTTGCTTTGACTGGTGTATCTTGGATGAAATCTCCGAGGTTTCTGCTCAAAAAGAATACAGCCTACATGCTGAACTTCTTCGGTTTTAACTCAGGAAATACAAAGAGTTTAAGGGTCTACATCCGTAAGCGTAAGAAGGGTGAGACGCAAGACTACACATCCGAAGAGTTGCTGTTTAACCCTACGACCATACCGTTTCTTAGCCACGTTGAAGCTGTCAAGAAATCCTTTAAATTTAATACAGGGGATTTTGATGAAGGCTATGTCTATATTTTTAATGGCGGGCCTAACAACGGAGCGGATAAATGGTCTGGTGTATTCCTAACCGAGTTCGACCTATATGAAGGCACAACCGATCGCAAGTGGCAACCAGCTCCAGAAGATGGCGCAGAGTGGCTAAATGGTAAGATAACCACATTAGACCGCACGTTAGACGGCATTAGAGCGATTGTCACGGAAGCCAAGAGCTACATTGACGCAGACGGGCAGAGAAGACAAGAAATAAACCAGCTAATCAGAGATGAGACAGCCAAGGGCATTAATACAGTCTTGTCCACAGTCGAGCAGTCAGGCTATGCCAAGCGTACAGAGATACAGTCTATCACTGAGACGCAAAGGCTCTATGACCGTATCATTGGCACGACAGAAGATGGCATCAAGCAGAATATTGCTCGGATGACATTGACGGATAGCCTGTTTCAGACCGAAGTCTCGAAGGTGGTTAATCAAGAGCTTACGTCTTCAAACTATGTAGCCAATCCGTTTACCATGTCAGATTACGTGAGGAAATACTTTGGCAAAAGTGACACTTCAACGGTTTCTCTTGTAAGTTCGGGTCTCTCCGCTTTTGGTAAATTGGAGTTTCAAGCCCATTCAAGGTTGACTTCCAATGATGCTGTGTGGTTGCCGTTAAACCGCATACCAGAACGGGTTAAGGATTTATCATTTTCAATTATTATTGAAGGCATTGATAAATGTAACATCTCGGTAGCCATTGGTACCGAGAACGCATCATCCTCTGTACCCTACAAACGACAAGGTGACACGATTTACGGAACATGGACGGGCATTAGCTATTATTATAAAGGTTCTGACGGTGTTTATCTTAAAATATCATTCTCAGGCTTAAATGGAGAAAGCGTGTTTCTCAAAAAACCTATTGTCGTAGAAGGTAGAGAGCCTAAATTTGACTTTGAGGTAAACAAGCGGATGGAGGTAGACCAAGCTGTCCGAAGCGTCCAAACTCAATTAGCAGGCTCTTGGGCTATCAAAAATCTTAATTCTGCTGGTGATCTAATCTCTGGCATCAATTTAGGTGCAGATGGTAGAAATCGCATTACAGGTAAGTTAACGCATATTACCAACGAGACGTTGATGGATAGGGCTAGTATCAAGAGTGCTGCGATCGAGAGTATAACAGCAGACCAGATAACAACTGGTACGCTTAATGCCTCACGAATCAACGTAATCAATCTCAACGCACGAAGTATTACGTCTGGAACATTCAGAGGGTTAGAGTATGAAGGTGGTATTATCCGAGGTAACAACGGGAATACCATCATTAATCTTAATACAAATGTTACTACGTACAATGGCACAGCCAGAATCGAGTTTAAATCACCTTACAACAATTTAGTATACAGCTCTAGTGGTGCACATGCATTTTTAGCACCAACTAAAAGACAAGGCACGTCTTATGCAGCATGGGCTTTTGGCGTTGGTACTAGTAGTGACCTTGATCCAAACGCTGGTTTTGTCGGGTTGAAAATCTTCAACGACCCTGGATCTCGCAAAGTCATACTGGTTGGCGATGTGCAGATTGTAAAAGATGTGTTTACTCGAGATGCTCCAGCTACGGCATTAAGCGATGTATTATCTCAAATACAATACAATTTCGTGCAAATAAAAAATTGGTTCTCACGGAACGACTTAGGTCACCCTGGTCTATATGACATCGGTTTATAAAAAAGGAGAAATAATGACAGATAAAATTAATCAAGATATTATCAACGATTTAGGCATTCAGCTCGCTAACAAAATTATCGAGGCGTCAGAGTATAAGTCTCGTCTCATATCAGTTCAGAGCGAGCTAGATGCCTTTAGAGCGGTTCTAGCCCGCAACGATGAGTTACGAGCTAAGTTTGAAGAAGAACAAGCGAAAGGAGAAACTCATCAATGACATTTGAAGTAAAAGATGCGTCAGGTCAATATGGCCCTGACGGAACCGTTATTAAAACAATTGTAACAATTTACCAACAACAGCCGTATTATGCGACCGCTGCATTTCCGCTTGATGGTGATCATACGCGCAAAGATGCGAATGAGCTGTTAGAAATGATTAAGCAAGAGTTCTTTAAAGAACATTATACGGCTTATGCGTTTAAAGAGCTTGATAAATCAGTATCTAGCCAAAACGAGAAGGTAGATAAGCTTACCAAACTTGCAGAAGCTACTGTCTTAGCTGTGGCGACTAACAAGGACAATCCAGTAGACCCTACGATTTACAAACGCTACCTAGAGCTTATAGATCCAGCAGTGACTGGCAAGCTGTATCACGCTTATGACGTATTCAGCCTTGAAGATGCTTCACACGAGGAGAAGTACGGAGAAGGCAAGCGCGTATTGGTGCAAGTTAATAAAGACTTCACTTATGACGGTCAATCAGTATCTGAGTTTAAAACAGGCGGTTCGCTTGAGCTTGCTGGCGTTGGTGCAGCATTTCCTTGGACGATGCCTAAAGAGTAGAAAGGGGTGCTTATGCCAGGCTACGAAAGATTTATTTTACAATTGGGGCTATCTCTAATTCCTGTTTTAGGCCTGTATCTCTCAATGAGGGATCGGGCCACAAAAGAGGAAAATAGAAATACCATCATGGAAAAGGACATCGAGAATCTAAGAGAGTTTAAGGCATCGGCCAGCAAACGCTTAGATAATCACGACGAACAAAACAAGGCTATTTTGGTCTTGGCTGAACAAGTTAAGGTCTTGAGTGAAGACGTAAGAGAGCTTAAGACTTTAATCACTAGCAATAGCAATCGATAAGAAAGAAAAAGAGGAAACATAATATGAAAAACATTAACTGGTCTGTACGTTTGAAAAACAAAAACTTTTGGCTTGCTCTTGTACCAGCGCTTGCCTTGCTCTTTCAAGCTTTCGCTGACATCTTCGGTATCAAGCTTGAGTTTGGGGCTACCATTGATAAGATTCTAGTCTTTATCAATGTTCTATTTGCCTTCCTTGTCTTGGTTGGTATCGTTAACGACCCAACTACGGCAGGTTTGACAGACAGCCGTCAAGCTCTTGATTACAATCAGCCAAAAGAAGACTAATACAATTAAAGGAGAAAATACATGGCAGATATTGCAAGTTGGTTTGAAGCTCGTCAAGGAGCAGTTACTTACTCAATGCTCGGTAGCCGTAACGGAACGGACGGCACGGGCGACTGTTCAGGGACTATTTCCCAAGCTCTGAAAGACAATGGATTTGCTATCCAAGGGTTACCATCTACGGTGACTCTTGGGGCACAATTGGCAAGAGTTGGCTGGGCACGCATCAGCCGAAACGAAGATTGGGACGCTCAACGCAACGACATTGTCATGATGTCATGGAGTGCAGACATGGCAGGTTCTGGCGGTGCTGGTGGGCACGTCGGAGCAATGCTAGACTCAGTTAATTTTATCAGCTGTGATTATTCAACCCAAGGAGCACCTGGTCAAGCCATCAACACTTATCCGTGGGATTACTACTACAATGCTAATAATCCAGCTTATATTGAGGTTTGGCGCTATAATGGCAATGCACCAGAAAAACCACTGCCTAACACAGCAGTAGCTCCGTCTGACTCACGTAAACCAAGTGGCAAGGCTTACTATTTGGCAAATGACGTACAACTCGTTAACGATATTTACCAAATCAAGTGTGATTACCTGTGCCCTGTTGGTTTCGATTGGACAGAAAACGGAATCCCTGTTAGCTTGGTGAATTGGGTAGATGAAAACGGAAACCACGTACCAGATGGAGAAGACAAGGACTTCAAGGCAGGTATGTACTTTAGCTTTGAAGTAGACGAAGTGCACATCACCGACACTGGTGACGGTGGCTACTACGGTGGATATTACTACCGAAACTTCGAATTCGGACAATTCGGCACAGTCTGGCTCTCAGTCTGGGATAAAGACGATCTGGTAAACTACTACAACTAAAAATAAAAAATAGAAATATTAAAATTTAATTCAACCCTACTAGCTAACGCTGGTAGGGCTTTTTTCGTTTAAACGGAAAATTCAAAAATTGTCTATTATAACAGAAAATCTTTTGATTTATTTACTGGATAGTGGTATAATAATTGTACACAGATTTTAAACAATCTACTAGATAACCAAGTGTAGAGAGGGTGATACCTTGCTTGGATTGTGTACATAATTCCCGTTGCGCTTGTTGTGAGATATTGCAGGAAGATAAGTAACTCTCTTTTGAGCAATCGGAAGGGGTCATGACGTGAAAGAAGATTGAGGGTGTACATAGTATGGAGATTGTGCGTAGTTAGACCATTATCAGACGGTGGCGGTGACAATAGACGCTCTCTGTGAGAGAATAATCTGGCAAGGCCTTATGTAGCAGTAAGAACCAAACCAGAAATGCTAAAACAAACCGTTTTGCACTTGAGGCCGAGCAATCGGCCAATAACGCTAAAGATAAGTACAAGTAGCCCAAATCGTGCAGGAAATTACAAGATATATTGTGCTAAAATATTAATCTGAATGTCGGGTGAAAGTTGGACGTAACCAGTCGTGCCTAGTCATTAAATCGCTACGGAAGTTATAGGGTCGCTCCTTATGGCTCAGACCGTAGTAGACTATCGGTCAATAAATTGCGTACAATCGAAGTAGAGCGAAGGCTCATTTGATAGATTGTTTAAAGTTTGTGTCTGCTCTTGCATTACGCAAGAGTTTTTTTATTTTTAAAAAAATATATTTTATCGAAAACTTTTACGAATAAATAAGGTGGAGGTAATTAAAATGAAAATACTAAATACTGAAATCGCACATATCAACGAGTCTAAGCTTGGTTTTGAGCATTGGGTAGATGTGACTTATACCGCTCCTATTTTAAAAGAAGCATACACTATTAGAGTTATGCTGTTGCTTGCATTTAAAGCAGAAGATCCAGAAGTAATAGACTACATGGTAAGAGAATGGAAACGACGGGATATCATCCATCACTCGTTTTTGATGTATGAGGTTGAGCGAAATGACCGCAACTAAAACTTCGCCCCAAATCCGCCCCAAATAATTTTAGTTTTTAACCAAATTTAACCAGATGGAAAATAGAAAAAGCCCTTGAAATAGGGCTTTTATGTCGTATAAAACAAGATAAAATCATATCTTCAAGGCGGTAGACGGATTTGAACCGACGATCAAGCTTTTGCAGAGCCGTGCCTTACCACTTGGCTATACCGCCTCAACCTTTACTATTTTACCTTAAAAAAGGATTTTCGTCAATACACTTGAGTCTAAGAAAATGAAATAATACTGAAAACCAGAAAAATAAATGCTGATAAAATCAAGGTTTTCGAGGAAAAATAAAGCAAAAGAGCTTGTCAAATCCTTGAAATTCTGTTATCATAATAGATGCCGTGCAAATGGCAAAATACTCATTTTAGATGAATTGTGGGATTGTTGCCCTCGGGTTGTCCTGCGAGCTGAAATCTAAAAGAGGAAAAAAACAAAAAGGAGAATTTACTC